TGCCATTACTAGCTCTTAAGAATCTTCTATTATAAAACCTAAAGCTTCGGTTAGTACTAGCGTTTGGATTAAAATCTAAAACATCAGCACCTCCCGTATATCTAGTTACATATTTAGTAACATCAACGTCATCAAAGAAAGCGTAATACCTTGTATTTGGTTTAAGATCTTCAACTCTAACCCACACTTGGCGTGAGCGCATGAATGGCTTATATGATACCGATGTTAAGAAGGTTCCTAAAGATTTATTAATAGAATCTTCTGTTAATCTCGTAAAGGTACCAGTTCTAGTTTGATCCAATCGCCTAGTTTCAGACTCAATCGTTTCTGATAGCGTTGTAGTTAAAGAGGTATCAAAAACATCAGTCCTTTGAGTTGTAATATCTGTTATTCCGACACCGCGCCTAAAGGGTTGCCTTTGAAAATCGGTAATAGTAACTTCAGTTCTTTCATCGCCAAGAAGAAGCGAACTTTCGCTTAATATGTTTGTTTCCGATTGAGTACTAAGCAAAGTGTTTCTGTTTGTCTGCCATGAGTTCCATTCGGTACCAAGAACTCCTGCTTCACGTGCAAGGTTTGATATTGTAGTATTTAATTCATTAAAGAGATCAGTTTCAATTGCAGGATCGGTTTTAGTATCAACCCAAGTATCAACTTCTGGATTAAGCTCCATAATTCCTGAACTGTTTATTGTTTCATATGGCTGAACACTAATAAATTGAGTTCCAAGTTTTTGGTTTACATAATTAGTTTCTTTATATGGGAAACCAATAACGCGGCCGGTTGAACATGTCTTATTAAATTCTGAATCTGTACCAATTTCAGATTCGTCAACAATATCAAATGGTAAGTTGGAACCAAAGTGGTATGGGTAAAGTTTACCTTCCCCTCTTTTAACCGAACACTTATAATATTTTTCTGAAATATTACCTACGGTGTGGCCTCTAAATCCATCAACGATAAATCCGTTTTTAAATCTTTCTTCGCCGTCAGTTCCATAGACGCCTTTATCTTTTGCTGATTTTTCTAAAAGAGAAAGAGCAGTATAATATTCAACATTAGAAATTCTAGAATCAAGTTGCCCAATATCACGCATCGTGTATCTTCTATTATTTACACGATCTTTAATTATGCCGCCTAAAGTAAACGTATAAGGAAATAGTGTTAAGTTGAATAGAATCATCGAGTCATCAGGAACTGATGGAAACTTTGGTTTCAAATCAGCTTCACCTTTTAAGATAGAGAAAATACCATTTGAACTAACAGTTATTAAATCTTTACGAGCTAGATAAAAATCTAGTTCCATTTCAACGGTACTATAAGGATCTAAAGAGAACCTACCATTTGATGTTTCAACATACCTAAGGTCTATTACATCGTGTAAGCCTGTTTGTTGGAAAATAGGAATCTCTTCTAAAGGAACCTGTGAATCATCTGCATACTTATAACTGTTAACAGTATAAAAATTTCCACTGCCAACAAAATCCCAATGAGTATATGAAATTGTTGTTGCTCCATCTTTTAAACAACGAACTTTTGCTTCCTTATAACTGTTCTTCCTTTGGCCGTCGTTAACTAGTTCCCATTCAGTTGTATCAACACTAATCAAATGGTAAACACCATCCAATGTTATTCTGTCTCCTACTTTAAACTCAAGAGGATCTCTAACTGGGTTGGTGACTGGAATTTTAGAAGTTACATCTAAATTAGTAACTGAAGTTTTAACTTTCTTTCCTAGCCTTTCAGAAATATTTGTTTCAACGCTTGCTAATAATCTAACATCTTGACCATCAGCTGATGGCGTAAAGCCTGTTAAATCAATAGTTATAATATCGGCTGAACCGGTTCCCAATCCGATAATTTCAAAATCGGCGTTTGGCACATGCTCATATGTGCCGCTGCCATAATCAACCATTACAACCATATTGGATTTACTCTTATCGATAAATCCATTATCTTCAGCTGTAAATGTTACTTTTATTTTAGAATCAGCTGGGTCAAGTTGAGCTGTGCCATTTAAAATTCTTTTTTCTGTTCCTTTTAAAGAACTCACTGTTTTAACAGTTTGATATGGAAGATTTAAGAATGATGAACTAATATTTGTATCATGTATGCGCTTACCGTTTTTTGGTTCAACGATAAAGTCCATAGTTCCTACATCAGTAATCTCTACAACAGGAGGTACTGCGATTCGTTTAACATCTTTATATGGTCGACTGGTATTATTAGAACGAGCAATGTCGGTAAGATATAGTCTAGCTCTTACTTTGCCATCAGCGTTTTCACCAAGTACCTCAACAGTTGATATTCTACATGTACCTACATCATTAACAAAGTCGTTAACATCTTCAGTTGACCACATAGTATAAGTTTGAACATTTGCATAATCAAGTGCAGGTAAACCAAAGGATGTATCATCGATGTAACCTTCAACATATGTTCCTAAATCTGCAGTGATCGCAGTTTTTAATAACTCGCCATTATTTTTATCTATATATGACTCACGCGCACGACTTGCAAAAAGAGAAATCTGCTCAGGTAGATCTACTCTATAACCTTTAACATAAGCAGTTGACGGTTGAATAGTAACAGCATAATCATCGTTAGAATCAGTAACACTTTGATATCCAGCTTCGTTTAAATCTTGTAATGATTTGTATAATCCATTAAATCTACCTACAGGATTTCCATCTTCGCCATCTCCACCCCAAATATCGCGAACTTCTAAACTAAATGGATCTAAAACATAATCACCAGATTCCTCTGATGTTCTTGTTGCAAAAATATCGTTTAGCGGGCTTTCATTATTTTCAACTTTTGTTTCTAAAATAATATTAGAATCTTGAATTTCAAGTATAACAATATTAGATAGATCCAGAGTTTCGTCTTTAACGAGAGCTAGATTAAGTGAAATTTGATAACGATCTGCGCCAGGCGCTGCATAGTTAGGAAACCCATTTGAGTTATCAAGAAGAGTTTGGTCATCATTATAATTAACGGTATCTTCTCTTACAGTTAATATAAGATAGCCGGAATATACAAATTCATCGTCATCTAATGCAATCGCTGTAATTTGTTCTTTAACAGGAACACAATTTCCCTTTATGAAAAATATACCATTACTGATACTTGCGCCAACTGCTAAACCTTGCTTAATAACTCCAGCAATAAAGGATGTATCAATTTCTTTATTTTCAATTGTAATATCAGTCGCACTAAATTCACCGAGGTTTGTATCATCTTCGCTAACAGTGTCGGCAGTATAATGAATAAAAAGCCTATATGTTTTACTAGGGTTTTCTGATTCTTCATTAGCTTCTAAAATATCAACTTTGTTTATACTAGCAGTAAGCGTAGTATTAATCTGTTGTAATTCTATATTAGCTAAATCAGTTGACCATAATTCAAATGTCGATACAAAATCACTAGGTACTTCTACATCGATATAACGTAAAGTATCATCAAATGAAGCGCCTCCTCCTACAATAGGAGAATTAGATTGAAACAAACCCTGGCCAAGTTTATCAACCTGGCTTTGCAAAATTGATTGTGCCTGATTTAATTCCCTAGCTTGAACACTTTGGCCTGGCTTAAATAAAATTCTTAAATAATTTTTATCTTCAGGCGTTAATCCATTAGCATCAGGTGTATTAAAGTCGTCATAATAATTTTCCGGATATATTGTAATTGACATTTTATAATTGTATAATTAGTTTTAATTCTTCGTTTTGGCCTTCTTCTCTTTGAATGCCACTTCGGTTATCCAAAAATAATACACTACCTGAGTCTCTTTCATATGAAGGCTCAAAGAGTTCCTTAATAGTGGTTCCTGTATATTGGCCAACGACTTGACTATCTGGAGACTGAAATGTTAGTTGCTCTCCTAGAGGATCTATATCGGTATATCCGAATTTATGATCTGTATAATAATAATATGAAAAATACGATAATGGTGATTGAGTGGTATTAGAATCGACAGTCTGAATATAAGCAATTACGCCGCATTGTTTTCCATTTTGCCAAATCTTCCAACCTGGCCCAATTTCAATATTATCAATTGATGGGATTATTTGTTGAACTGGATCACCTTCACCTTCTAATTGGAAAAACCGCATTGGCGTAACAAAGTCGTCGTTAAGTATAGGATTACCTGCTGTTGATGACAACGGATTTTTAACCAAAGAGATTTGATGATACTTTGTATTATTAGGAACAAACGGCGCAAGACTGGTGTCTGCAAATAATCCAACATACCAGCTTGGCAGAGTTTCGCTTTTAATTCCACCGAATCCAGTTAAAGGAGCAATAAGAGGAATTATAACAGCCTCTTGTCTTTCACTAACAGCAGGCCGCACGTCACTTTCAAGTTGTAATATATTATCGGCATCGCCTGGATTTGTTTCATTAACTAAAAGAGGATCTAAGACAAGCTTGGCTTTACTAAAGCCCCATGCGGCAATTTCTTGGCTTACTACTCCAGCACCACCGTCTGCGTAATCAATTTCATATGGAAAATTATTATCTTCTTTATAATATTTTACACTAACAATTTTAGCAGTATCATTGACAGGATCTGCTGAAAGATCACCCGAATCAATCGTAATTTCTAATGAAACTGTAATTTCTTTAGGATTACCGTTAAGATCTAATCCAACCAAAGTACCAGTATAATCATTACTCGTACTTTCGTTCAATAAAGAAGGGTGGCGATAAATATTACCTCCATTAATAACTTTAAAACCATAAACGGCTCCAGCAGTAATATCAGAAGATGTCGTTGAAGATATGGTTGGTAGTTGGTCATCCGTAACTGCAATGAACGAACTTGTATTAATTGATGAAAACTGGTTATATTTTCCTAGGTAAGTCCAATCATATTCTCCTTCACCACTTGTATATAATCCATAATTATTAACCTCTTCGGCCGCGACCGGCGCAAAGGAACCGGCAACGGTCGCGTCACTTGTTTTACCAATACATAAAAATAGTTTATCATCACCAACTGTAATATAACACGGCTTTAACCCTGTGTCAGGACAACCATAAAAACAACTTGGGTCAAATGGATCATAAACTTTATACGAAGATAATACATCATATGGATTTTTAGGAATAACATTAGTGATATTATTACTTGTTATTTTAAATAATCCGGTAAGATGCTCAAGAGTTCGTCTTTCATCTCCGAATGTACCGTTTGGAAACGGTGATGCGTCGTTACTGGAAAAAACGTCATCCCATGGATCTTGTTGACCAATACCTATATAATAATTATTGGTTGCAAAATCGTCCGAAAAAAGTTTTTTCGTATTCTTTCTAAATTGTTCTGTAATAATTGCGGCCATTGTTTATATTTATACTTTTAATATTTATTTTTTTATTCATTAATTTGAATTACTTTCAGTTGCATACCAACAAATTAATTCTGAGGCAGGACCTGGTTCAAAATAAACTAATGAATTGAGATAATCTGAATCTGATATGAAGACATCGTTAGCATTTAAGTCGTCTAAAGCGCTTCCATATTCAACAATATCTTTTATATATTCTATATTTTTAATATATATTTGATATTGTGCTGTTGATGGAATTTCGTCAAAAAACAATTTTAGTGTATTATTATCTATTGCTTTCCCTTGAACATAAATAAGGTCGCCTGTTGATATCTCTCTGGCAGTATACATAATGTTTGAAGATCCAATGTTGTGGTTAATTTCAATTTCATTATTAATTCCATCGCCAATATTAAATATTCTATCACTTGGCTCAGCATCATAAAATACTGAAACCTTTAAAGAATCTGGAGATAACTCTGGTTTTTCATTAAACGATAGTTCTAAATTATTTGAATCAACCGTTCGGCCGCTTACCATTATATTTTGTTTAGCGATTAATTCGCTAACGGCAAAAATAACATTTTCATTATTAAGATTATGGTTAACGTTATATGTCCAAATACTATTATCTGCTGGCTCAATCGCAGTTCCTGAATTAATTTTAATTGCGCTTGGATTACGAGCCAATCTTAATGTTGAATTAGTGCCAAAAAGTTGTGGCGCTTGTTGAAATCTAGTTGATTTACTTAAGTTAGATACATCATATCCCCATGATCCACCGCGGATGACTCTATTTGCTTCAGGATTTACTTTTGCGACACGAAGACCTTTCGACGGGCTCCCGATATTTGCACCGGCAAACTCACGCTCGGGATTTGTCAAGTTGCTTGCAAATAAACCAAAGCTACCGCCGCGGTATACCCGATTAGCAAGCACGTTATCGTTAGCGCCATCAAAAGTATTCTCCGTATGTTCGTATACATTACCACCTTGTCCCATTGTACCATAAGGACTGAGCCCACCAGCCTCTGTGACATCAGCTGGGCTTAAAGGTGTTACACCGGCACCGACAAATACCGCGGTATCATCAACAGTTCCAGATGTTACAGCTGTTGGAGCACTATCACTGCCTGTTGGATATAACCAATAACCAGCGTTAGTACCGCCACTCTTATAATAAGCGGCTTTATACCACTCATTTTCGTTCGGTATAAAGTATTTTGCGTCTTTATGTCTGAATAGATTTTCGCCGTCGGTTTGCCACGCTTCGCCAGAAGTCCAAACCTCAATATTTGTAGAACTGCCAGGTGCAGTAAAATTATATGCTGGCTGTATACCCTCTCTTTCGTTAAGCCAGTTAACATAACGAGCACATTCGTTCCAAGTTATGTCTGTAGCTGGTTTATTAGCGCCACGAAGAGGTGAGGTAAGTGTAATCGGTTGAAGATTATTTGCGGGGTCTGCATTATATTCAGCAATGTTACCTTCAGTAATTTCAAACTTACTGATATCATATGCATATGATACATCACCATAGCCGGTGGTATCAGCGGCGTTACCCTCATCGCCAATAGTTACAAACGTTAACTCTTCTAAAAGATCTATCGTTGAGTTAGCGGCATCTTCAATAAATTCATAAGCATTACCACCCTGACCCATAGTACCATATGAACTTAATCCACCTGCTTCATAAACAGATGCCACCGTATCATTGATTGGATCTTGGTCAAATACTGCGGTTCCTTCATCGGTTCCACTTGCAACCGCAGTTGGTGGCGTATCGCTTCCTGTTGGATATTCATAATATCCGCCCAAACCTTCTCCGTTTTTATTAGGATCATAATAAGCAGCTTTATACCATTCATCTTCGCTTGGTATGAAATATCTTGCGTCTTTATGCCTAAACCGATTACTAGCAGACCATGAATCTGCTAAAGGCCATAATTCAATAGGGTCGTTATCATTTGAAGTTGTAAAGTTATATGCTTCATGATAACCATATCTTACATTTAACCAATTAATAAATCTTGAAAATTGATTAAAACTAAAACCTAAAGGTGAACTATCAGGATCTCCTGAAATAGGCAATGGTGCATCCCACCATAATTCAATATCTGATATTTTAATTTCATATTTTGCTATTTCATAATCATATGAAACTGAACCATAACTGCCATCTGCTGGGTTATTAATATCTTCTATTAATACATAATCATTTCCACTTATTATAGTGTCATCTCCATCAAATATTTCAGTGAATCCATTATTAACTGGTTGGTTATTATTAATGGCTTTAAAAATAGTAACATAATACTCATTTTCTTGTGGAACCTCCGAAAATATAAATGAAATTATATTTTCATTAAAAACTTCCCATTGAACAATATCATTTAATTCACCGGTTATAACATTATGAATAATTGGTATAACATTCGTTGTGCCTAAATTATGAGTAATTGGTAAGACACTATTAAGCCCATCTCCAAGTTTAAATGAAAGAAAGTTTTCTAAAATTCCAGACGAGCTTGCTTGCTTAATATAAATTTCATATTGCTCTGAAGAAGGTGGAGTATTAAATTCTAATTTAATATTATTGTCATCTATAACTTCGGCATATACAAATTGAACAGCGTCACCGGTTGAGATTTCTTTTAGAGCAAAAGCAACATCTGCATAACCAATTCCATGATCAACTATTATTTCGGTATCAATGCCATTACCAATACGGCTAGAAAAATCGCTACTTTCTTCGTTATAATATATTGTAACATAATACCCACCAGGAGACGCCGCCGGTTCTTCAGCAAACGTTAGTCTTAATATATCATTATTAATATAAGTGGCATTAGGTAAAACAAATTCGTTAGTTTCTAAGTCTCTAACAGAGAAAAGTAACTTATCATGCGAAAGGTTATGACTTATATCTTTAATCCAATATGAAGTGCCATTAATGTCGGTTTCAATAGTGTCACTACCTTCAAAACTTTCAACGTAACCATTAGTAAATTCTGTTATATCAACTTTAAAAATATAAGCGCTATATTCAGAAATATTTGGAGCTGAATCAAAATTAAAAACAACAGTATTTAAATCGGTAACCTCAGTATGCGCATAAACAGAAAGTTCCCCTGTAATATTATTCTTAAGTAAAGGAACGATATCATATGTATTAAAATTATGTATAACAGATAAAGAAGTATCTATTGAATTACCAATTGTAATTTTTTTGCGATCTCCAGCATCAATCACTTCATTTGTATAATCAGCCCAAGCATTAAGATCAACAATAGGAGTTTCATTGGGATCAATAATACAAGTATAGGAACGAGAAAAATCATCAACCGATGTATCATAACTCCAACCGGCAAATCTAGTATTATTATTTTCAACAGTTCTCCCAGGATTAAACTCTAATTCAGTCCCACCAATTGTATAATCTGAATATCCATCGGTATACGCGCCATGCTCTAGGTATTTACCGATTCCTCTATAAATATCATCCCACCGCTTTACTTGGCCATAAGGCTCGTCCGTAATTAAAAGCGATATTGCATATGATGCGTAAATCGCTTTTAGGTTATATTTAGAACATTTAGAATTAATCGTGTTTCTTAAATATTCAATGTAATGTACGTTACTATTATATAAGACAGTAAATACATAAACCAGTCTTAAATCAATACATGGCTGGAATAAAGGACTATGCTTGCCAACCGCTTTTTCCCAATCAATACTTTCCCAAAAATCGCAAGGATCTTCTGGCAGTTCTCCATCTTTTAGATATTTTGTTAATACTCCACACCCGTCATTCCACATTGTTTCCAACGCAGTATCTCCACCAATTGCACTAATTGTTAATGCTGTGAAAAACTTTAATCCGGCTGGGTGAACGAATTTTTTAAATTCGCTTTTCCATTCTGCGGCATCTCGGTTACTACTGATTAAGTATGAAAACTCTTGATATCTATAGCTGTCTCTTAATTTAAATTTATCAGATGATACGGATTTATCATTACTTGTATCGAAAATAAAGTCCTTTGGATATATTAAGGTTACAACTTCATTATAGAATATTTTAAAGAATGTATAAACGCTTTCTTCACTACCTCGATTAGTATAATAGTTTGCAATTATTTTAAAAAGCCTTTGCCGATCTAATGTTTCAGATTGCGGAATGTTCGGAGCAATAACTCTTTCAATTGCGTCTAAATATTTTTCACTTGCTAAATCAATATCATGAGATGATATTAAATTTGAAATTTCAAAGGAGGGTCCTAGTTCAGTATTAAGATGTTTATAATATTCTTTAATTAAGACTATAAGTTTCTTAGACTCACTTTCAAAAAAGTCAGGAAGAACATCTGATGCAGAATAATTTTCTACAGCCTTTGAATTACCACTAGCTACGCTTTGAATCATTTAATTAACTTCTTTCTCTTGGGAATGCTTTATAATCAATTGACTGAGTAACTCCGCCTCGAGCGATTTCATCAGGATTTGCAATTATCCTCGTTGAAGTTTCATCAATCCTTAAAAGGAAGTTTCTAGTTCCAACAACATCATTAGATTTAGGATGCACCATTATTTTTAATTTAACAGGATTATCTGCAAATATAGAACGAAGCTTTAATACACCGGTATCTAAATTTAATTCGCCAACATCCCTAATCTTAGTAATAGAATTTTGCTCGCCCCTCTTATAAAGAAATATATTTCTTTCACGAGTTGAGTTTATTTTTGCTTCATCTCCTAAAAATACGAGCTCTCCATTTTCAGTCCATGGAATGTCTGATGATGTTTGTACTAAAACGGTTCCATCATCAACGGTTAAAGGAACACCAAACTCAATATTAAATACATTTTGGCTATTATCATCAGGAATATCAATTGTTTGTTGTACAAATACCCTAACGTGAGTATTAAGAATAGCACGTGACGCATTATCAACTGCTCCAACAAATTGAGAATACCTAAAGATAGTATCAAACTTATTTAAAACATTATTGTTATAAGGTATTAATACCTCTCTTTCAACAACGGCCTGCATTTCATTTGTTACTAAACTCGTAATGTTTGTATCATATTTAAATAATACATCAAGAACAATATTAATATATTTTGCATCAACAATTTCTGGTTGAATAGATAGAATTTTTTTAGTATTAAGATAATCTACTATTTCTTTTTTATTTAAATTACTAAGCTTTTCATATTGTTGGCTATTAGAAAAGCTATCAAGCGCAATGAAGATTTTACCATATTGAGGAGGAATGTTGTCTTCACCGCCCCACACACTTGCGCTTTGAATATATCCAAACTTAGAAAGAATTAAGCTTCGATAATCATCTGCAGTAACCGCTCTGTTTTGAGTAGTAAAAGAATTGGTTGAATTAATCTTTAATTCATTATTTGATTCTTTAACAGATCCACCAAAGACTCGAGCGTTATCTTTAATACCTAATGAAATTGGTTTTCCAATAGGACTATTATTATCATTAATTTGGTTAACTGAAAAAGGAGAGTTTAAACCATTTGCCGCCGTTCCCTGGGTGGTTAAATATTCAATTTCAATAACCTGGCCAGAAGTAAGGTTTTTACCAAAAACGCCATTACCGAAATATATTTCATATCTTCCAAATGAATTTTCAAATATAAAGTAAATTGTAGAATCTTCATTTACATCGCCAATATTAGAATAACGATTAAATACAACGGCGCTTCCTTCACTTTTGTTTG